TACCAGAAGAGGATAAGTTCTTTTAAATTTTTTCTCTCTGAGTTCCGGGTTATTTACAAAATTATACCCATAGTGTATGATGTTAATATTATTGGCTACCAGATATGGTTCTTTTGCATTCCCTTTATTGTGAACAGTTCCGCTGTAAATTTCTTCATCACCTGGATGATTAAATATTCTTGGTTGTTGAATATTAGATGTACCACCTTCAGCAGTTACAACAGATTTAATATTGAGAAATATTGTTCCATATTCAGAATATTTTGGATTCAGTATCGTTTCTTGAAGTAAATAAAGGCTCGATTGTTCAAGCATTTCATCTGCATCGATTATAAGTATTCTTTCACCTTTTGCAAATGATATTGAATAATTACGATGATAAGAAAAATCATCTTTCCACTCTTGGAATTTACAAATATCCGCATATTTTCGAGCCACCTCTTCTGTTCGATCACCTTTTTGAGTACATATAATAATCAACTCACACCACTCTTGATATGTAATCGGAAGAATAGAATCGAGACATCTTTGTAAATTACCTTCTTCTTTACCGACAATCATACATACTGATAATTTAATGTTTTGTTTAACCATTCCAGTTCCACCACATACCGGGCAAGGTTCAGTTGATGTTTCTGCTCCGTTTTGCACTTCCACCGATCCATATTCACATTTAGTACATTTAATCATTTTTGGTTTTTCCATTATAATACCCCCTTGATTTCTCCGAAGTCTTCAATTTCTTCGTAATCATCTCCGGATTTCAGTTTGTTTTTTTTCTTGTCGAGTTTCGACTTTGGTATAGAATTAATTAACATATTTAAATTCACCCATGATATTTCCCATAGCACTTCATGATATGAGAACCTAAAATATTTTATTGCTGCTCCGATTGTTCTCCAGAAATTGGTGTATTCTGCGGGGCATTCTCCGCCTTGATCTTCGTCAGTTTCTCCATCTGATTCAGCCCCTTCACCAAGACGATACATTGCAAAAATTCCATTATCCGCATTTGTGTCGTAACTATTGATAATAATTCAAATATTTCGATATTTGTCAGGTTACGTTTAATGAACTTTTTAAGAATTCTACTGGGTCTTTTTTCTGAGTTTGTGATTGCTATTGCTATAATCTCAATCATTTTGTCTGCATGTTCGGCAATCGATTCGATTCCTTGTGAGATATATTCTTTTTCTTTATCAATATTATCAATGGTTATTAATATTTTACACATAGAAATGACAGTACCCATAAACAATGGTTTTATAATAAACTGTCTTTTTGTTTTGAGTATTTTTAAACGATGAAGGATGTTAGGATTTGCAACAGTAATATCGAAATCAATACCCTTTTCGATAATTGCATCTGAGGTTTTTTTGAGTATTTCCGTTTTTTGTTCTTCTGTTATTTCTTCGGGTTGTTCCCGGTTATTGTCGGAAGTCATAGTATATTTCCTTTATACGTTAAGCAGAGGGTGTATTGACACCCTCTGCATGATATTAATATTATGAGATTGTTGCTGTAATCGGGGCAACATTCCCTGTGGAATTTTCACCCATGATAACTTCTGCTGCGAAATTAAGAACTCCGGGTTCATTTGCACCCTTATTCGAGAATCTTAAATCTCCACCACCCGAAAATTCAGCGACAGGAATTGCATAAGTGTATGTTACTCCAGAATACTCTTTAGATACCAGTTGAAGTGATTTTTCATCAACACCTCTCGGAGTCGTGCCAGCACTCCATACTGTAGAGTTATTACTTCCGCCAAGTGCAAGTGTAAGAAAATCTAACTGCATGTCTCTCGTTGAAAATTCAACCAGCTTTGCACCTGTCTCAGTCATAACAATATCTGCATAATCTGATTCTTCAGTGTAATATTTATTCTTGGTCGGCATTTCTATTGCCAAAACAGCAGTTCCCGGCACTATATTTGTAATAGTCGTGAATGTAGAAGGCATAGCATACGTGGTTGTGTTCACTGCCCCAACTTTTACACTCGCTAATCCGACAAGTCTATATTTAGCCATACGTTACTCCTTTCTTTAAGTTTCAATTGTGCATCTTACCCGTAAACTTCCATAGCTCATTACTGGATCGTCAACATCTTTAAATATATTCTGATTCTGTATAACAAATTCAAAGTATGTGGTTGTTGAATTCGTATATGCTTCAAGAGCAGTTATGACAGCCGCAAGCATTGCTGTTATGTTTGCATCGTCTGACATTCCATTTGAATGATTCTTTGCATAACAATTAATAATAACAGTCGAAGATTGAGTTATTGGGTCTTCGTTATTTGATATCGAGAGACTTCCAATAACAATATTTCTTAATTGTGAACCATCTGGTTTACTATATCTGTAAACAGCCCCATCGAGTGTTGCTTTTACAGCAGTCACATTCACAATCGGAAATAATTTTTCAATAATATCAGTTATTGTTTTCATAATCTTAATAACCCTGCTTCTTTGAGAAATGCATTGATTTCATATTCTTCAGGAATAAACGGTGTTATAACATCATAATGCTTTGATTCGACTGCTGCTGCATATTCCATTCCAGCGACACCGACAAGAGTAATTTTGTCTTTATCGTCATAGCCTTCTTGAAGTATAGCTTCAACAACAGCAGTTCGTGCATTGGTTTTGGCTTCAGAACCAGAACCATCTACTCCATCATAATTACTTGTAAATGATTCCCCGCCAAGATATACATCATAAGCAATCGAACCCCTGAGATTCGATGTATGGTCTTGATAGTTTCCCCCGTCTCTTGAATCATTAATAAATTCTTCTCCAAACATTGCAAGTCCAAGAGCAACTTCTTTCTTTTTATTAACAACAAACTTATCAATATTTTTAAAGAAAACCGCCAGAGAAAACATAGGAATAAGACTCATTTAACACTCCAGTTGAGAATGAAGTTGATAATTCAGTAAATCAATTAATGCAAAGTTTTTATCAAACAAATTAACCTGCGCCGTTTTTTTAACAACTGAAGCAGATATTAAAGGTGTGCTTATTGAATATTGAACCTTTTTTTCATTTCCGTCAGCATCAATTACATAACGCTGTGATTGCGGTTGAGCATTACAGACTATCGTTAAAGTCGTTAGAGTGCCATCTGTAAATAAACCAGTAGTTTGGTTCACTATTCCAGCACTCGTCCAACTTATTGTTGCAGTGTGAGGGAATCGCTTAAAACCCACTTTTTATCTCCTTTTACCAAAATGCGTTCTGGCTTGGTGATGTTTTGCCACGAACTTGTGATACATTGGATTGATTATCGATTTCTGGTAAAGCGATCCCCCATTTATCATATATAGCTTTTCTCAAACTCATCAGATTATTCACTGAATACTTGACAGCCCAACGACCGTCAACCATATCAGGATGTCCGGCAAGATAGAGATATATGTCTGCAAGAGTTAGATCGATACTTTGTTCATTGGTAGCTGTGTAAGTATCACCTGAAGTCACTCCGTTATCGAGTAACGTCTTTGTGAACAAGTTATCGTTTTCGCCACGATATTCTGTTAATGATTTTAATGCTTCAAGATTTGTCATATCTTATGCCCATGCAGATGCAGAATCAACAAAAAGGCTGAAGCATTCATCAACTCTCGTCCAAGACGGGAATGCATTTGTTTCACCCTTTGTGAATTCTCTGATCGGATCAACGTCTGAATATTTAGAGATTAGAATACCATCGACTTTACTTTGAACAACTTGTTCCGGTGGATTCGTTTCTTCTGCTATTGGTGCATACAATATATTACCAACATTTAAATCCGGAATAAATGTAACGTAGTTCGTAGTCCAAGGATTTGCAGTCGTTTGTACATGACTATCAGTTTCAATCGTAATAGACTGATCAATTATAATGATAGTCGGAAGTCCACGGGCAGCAAGCATCGAATTCGCTTGTTCAAGTGTCGGAGTCAAGAGAATCTGAGTTCCGCCGTAAATATGTCCGTATGTGTAATTTTTCGTCTCAGTTGAAGCAGCAAATTGATTGAACTGAGTCGTATTCATTAAGGCATATTTATGTGTGATTCCCAATGCAGTCGCTGCAGTTTTCACACCGATAAAATCAGTAATCGGAGTTGTGGTCGCAGCAGCAGCATCCCAAACAACGGCAACAAATTTCTTATTTGCTGAAGGCATCTGGAAATCAATGGCAGATTCAGTTATAATCCCGTTATTAGTGGTTTTTGTTAATGATAACGTGGGATATGATAAAATCTGTAAGGCAAGCCATTCAAGTCGTCCCCTTACTGATTTATGGACAAAACTAACATCGTCAAATACGAGTTTCAGTAATTTATCCTGATTCGGATTCGCAAGACGTTTTAACTGATTGTAAGTATTCAAATCAGTTTCTTCCATAATTCGTTTTACTCTTTCTGCCGGGATCGTGCCAGTTAGTTTGTCAATAACTTCACGTCTCTTGATCGGAGCAGATGAATTATATGCTACAATATCAGCAGCCACAGGTTTACCCTCAGAGCCGATAAGTGTTTCATATTTTAGTTCATCTACTGTCTCAGCCGGAAAAAAATCCGGATAATAAAATAATTGTGGTTTAAGATTGAGTAAATAAGTCCCTATGGACTTTTTATTAATCTCTCCCAAAAGTGAATGTTTCATACTCATTTAAACGCTCCCTTCTTTTATAAAAACAAATTCATTAATATGCGGTTATTTTATGAAAATAGCATACGAGATGTCAGGTCTAATTTATGGTTATGATCTACCACATAAGGAAGCATATCTTCGTTGACATCGCCCCGTACAACTGCACCAACATTTACATTATAAAGAGTCGTGCCATCATCTTCTCTGACCTTTATAACATCTCTCGTGAAACCAGCTGCAGCATATAACCCGGCTGTTTGTGTCGCTGCGACAACAGTGGCAGCAGCAGCACACCTGATAATAATATCGGCAGTTGTCATTGTACCAATCGGCGTACCCGTGATAATTGTATCAGTATCATCGGAGGTATGGGTTATTGTTGAAATTGTTGAGATAGTGGCTTTACCATATACAGCGATAAATTCACCGACTATAAATGGTAATCGATACTTCGCACTTCCCACCACCGTTATTGTAGTAATCAATGTCTGGGTTGAGTCTGATTTTGCTGTTTTACAAATATTATAAAGTCCAACAGTATCAGAAGCCCCAATCATTGTACCGGCTCCAAGAACAAGTAAATCAGAAGGAAACTCGGCAGACTTGAGTGTAACACCGCCCGGAATATCCGAAATAATTTCTCTAAAAACGGGGTCGTATCGAGTCCCCTCATCTTTCTTTACTTCAAGATTGTTATTCGATAAACTCATGTTATTAACTCCTTTTCATGAATTGTTTACATTGTGTTTATTTATTACTTGCTAAAACTTGTTTTGAGGCAAGTCCACTGACTTCTGTTACTCCTACACCTTGCTTTTTTGCGTGGTCTGCGACAGCTTGATCTGCAAATGTATCACTGAGTGCTCCACGAGCAGGAGTACCACCATTTGCAATTATTTTGTCGTTCTCAATCTGTCTTTCAGTAGTGTATTGTACTTTAAGCCCGGCAACTTGTTCTTTGATTTTCTCAGGGTCTTTCTCAGTAACAAATTTTGCCCAGTTTGGAGTGAGTCCGGCTTCTTTAATTGCAGCATTAACGATTTGCTCGGTTGTTTTTTCTGTTATCCCACTCTTTAGATCAGTTACCTCTGTTGCCAGAGTATCAACTTTATCAATAGCTTGAGATAACATAATTTTTAGCTCAGATATTTCCTTATCTTTATCAGTATCACCGAGTTTTTTTGCTTCTTCCGCCTCTTTAAGTTTTTTTGCATCTTCTGCCGCTTTTTCATCGGCAATGCGTTTTGTTTCGGCATCTGCAAGCCGAGTGGCTTCTAACTTCTCAGCCTGTGTCTTTAATGCTTCAGTAACACGCTGGTCAATTAGAGATTGAACGTGTTTATCATAATCATTATCAAGCCCTTCCTTTTTAAGTGCTCCCTTGATTTTTTCTTCACGTTCGGTACGAGCGAGTTTCTTAACAGCCCCCTCGATTTCAGTTTCCGATGCAACGCTAATTTTCGTCCATAGAGCCTCGTCAAGTCCTAATGCTTTGAGTGCTTGTTTTATAAGAGTTTCCATGTTTTGCTCCTTTTTCTTTTAAAATTTGAGTTATTCTCTGTTTAATTATTAATCATATTCGTGTGCGCTAAATAAT